GGCTGCCCACCAGAGTTTTGTGCTGTCCGGGGTGATTGCGATAGATACGCTATTAATAGCTGTTTGATCACTATCTAATATCATCTCTGTTTCCAATATTGCATTTGTTTCCGGATCATATTTTTGGAGGTAGATAGTGGGACCTGTCGTTCTACAAAACAGCAAATACACGAATTTTCCATTGGTTACCATAGAATTCAACGAAGAAAATGAACCCGTTGTCCACCCTCTACCTGCTCCATACGTCCAGGTTTTCCCGTTGTCTCTGGATACATATAAAAGACTATAGGATACGCCACCACTGCTCACACCATTATCGATTACACACCCAACCAACCAGCCATTATTCAAACGAACAGGCGGTGACATACGCGAAACGAGGTATGCCGAAGAAACAACGTTGACCGGCAAGCCCTGTACCTTGTCCAGATACCCATTGAAAACAGTCTGCCCGCCTTGCGAATCCCGGACAGTAACCGTGAAAGAGTTACGGTCTTTCGTGTAGTCCGCTTTCAGGAACGTGTAATCGACGGGTGTATTTCTGGTAATCGGTGTCCAGTTTCTCTTGATTACGCCGTTCAGCTTGATCTGGTACTCCAGTGTGTCAGCCGGATCGGCGTCATCTGCGGTCAGCCGGATCGTGAAGTCGTTGTTGCCTGTGTAGATCGTTTGACCTTCCGATAATGTTTGATTGTTGGCAGGGGACGTCAGGGACAGTGTCGGTGGATTATTTAATAACTCTCGATACAAGTGAAAGTATTGCTTAGCTCCACCACCTATTGCTGGAGTAATCGTATTGGGGGTTTTATACCGCCCAGTCTTATTGATATTCTCTATGCTCAGTTGCTTACTCGAATCCTCTCCATTGAATACAACTTTATATCTGTATTTCGTGTAATCAATGGCTACGCCGAAGAATCCTCCGTAGTAAAAATTGTCCTGTGTGTCCCTTGAAGAGGCATAAATATCGCTTTCACCTGCATCTACTTGAAGATATAGACTCGCGCTTTTAGCAGATTCGAAGGATATAGTTTTATATAAGCTATACACGCATCACACGCTCCCTTCCGCAAATGGCCGTTATTGGCAGGTTTCCTCATTTTGCCTACACCTCCAAGCGGCTGGCCGCTTCGTTGTAATAGCCACGAATCACTCGGATTGAATTGACCGTCGAAAGATCGTCATCGAATTTGTTATACAGAAAGTTTTCTGGCAGGATCGATTCCAGTGTAGTCATACGAATTCGCAAATTCGAAACGTCTACTGAGAGCTGTTCTATACTTATGTGAGCGTCCACAATGCCCTTCTCCCAACGGTTGATATCGTGCTCTGTAACCGGATCATTGTAATTCCAGTCTGTTTTCGCTTGATAGGGCATCTACTGTCCTCCTCCTTTCACCTGTACAACGAATGTAAGGGAAAAAAACTGCGCTCCGCTGGCTGTTATCTGTGTAACTTTTTCCGATACGATTACACCGTCCGATGTCAGCAGCTTCAAGTTCCCAATTACCGGCACAGAGTCTACATGCTGAGCTTGCACCTGCAGGGCGATCGCATTTTGAAAACCAACAATGGGATGGGACGAGATAGCTGCGCTTTTTACTGGCACAGACACCGTATCGTTAATCAAGATGCTGCCGCCGTTTATGCGCGACAACAGGTCGTTTCTGGCAAGCGCAAGATAGTCTTTATGCATCAGACGAGCACCTCCTCGTAACGCTTGATCGGCGTCATGCCGACTCGAAACTCAGATACGGCATGGTATTCCTTGATGCCGACAACTACGTTATCCACGAAGGTCAGTGTTTCGCCGCTAACTGGCTCAAAAGAGACGCCATTGCAATGAACCGGACGAATTTTTTCCACTGACTGGACGGCGTGCCGGGTATCAAACTGGTCCTCGATCAGATAGACGTAATGGATGACCTTCCCCAGAAAATCCTCCGTCATTTGGACGTTTTTCAGCGTGGAAGCACTGTAACCAATGGCCCGCAGCACACTGGGGGTAAATCCGAGATATGCCCAGTGTTTTTGCTGGATGTTCTTGCGTCGCTCCTCGGTGCTCAGGGACTGTTTTCTGCCGAAATAGATCCAGTCCCAAATGTCCAGCCCCCAAGTTGCTGACCACGGGCTGAACTGCCGCAGTACGTCCTCGCGCTGCGCACTGAAGGCGTCGACCGCTGCCGCGGTGCCTTCGAAGTGGTATTCCGCAACCTCGTTCCCGTACCAGTAGGGCGGCATCATCCGCCTGTATCGTTCTGGAATCATGTTGTCACCGCCAAGTTGAGGGAAGCGATAGCATCCAGCGGTACGGTAAGGTTGGCTTCCCCGTCGTTCAAAGTGTAATCAGTGAAGTCTTCTACGCCGTCAACGAAGAAGAGCGCCCCGATCTGCTGGTAAACGATCTGGGAACGCCCTTTCAAGTAGGTCTTGATTTGGTTGGCGATCAGCTCCTGTACCTTATCCAACTCGGCGTCATGACGCAGCACGATCCGCGCAGATACGTTGACAGGGAAAACTTTGGCCGGAAATACCTGCAGGTCGTGCAGAGCGCGCCGTTTGTCTTCCATCTTGTCACGGACCTGCTTCGCCAATTCTGTTGTGGCTGGCTGGCCGTTTAGGTCCGTAATGTAGACGTCGATGGACAGGTCGTTCCTTGCTTTCTCAATCGCCACAGCCCCGCCCACACCTTCCACGTTCCGAGCCCAGCGCTCGTAATCCTGACGACGCCCGTCTCCTTCCTCTGAACGAGCTCGATCAATAAGGCGCTGCCGATAATGCTCGTCTTCCTCCCCTGCACTTCGGGGAAGACCAAAAAATACCCCGCAAGCGTCCAAGTATTCGCCGTCAGCCCAGGGCAAAAAGTGCTGTAGAAAGCCATATTCAAGTAGCTGCTGTTGTTCACTGATTTCTACGGCCAAGGGGTATTCAAAGTCGTAAAATATTTCCCCTTCTTCTGTCGCTGGTGGCGTTTCCCCGCGCTGGTGAGCCAGTTCGTACATCCTGTTCACAATACGCTGATAGATTTGATCCGGTGTCTCTCGTAAAATCGGCATTACTGGTTTGTCTATCGTCGCCATGCGCTCACCTCCGTTCTGGTTGTGCCTCGTACGCCCTCAATTTCAAGCGAGAAAATAACCCGATTGTCTTCAAAACGAATGTCGGTAACCTCGGCCCGTTCAATCTCACTGTGAGCCTCCAGCGCTTCTTCCGCTTGTGTTTTGATAATCGGAAGCGACATACCGGACCTCATCCGCCCAATTTCGTACAAGAAATCTACTCCGTAGCGTTCGGAGTAAATCTCATAACGGAATCGGCGTGTGTTGAGTATCTTCTTTGCTGCTTCCTCCAGGTATTCAGCGTACGTCTTTGTTCGCAAATACCTGCCGTCAGGCCCCTGCCGTAGCTGCTTTGTTTGCCAGTCAAACTTGTATGTCCAGGGGATTGGGTTATCTGGTGACTGCACCAGCCGCGATTCGTCTCCACTCAGCTCAGGAAACATCTATCCCACCACCCCGAGAAGAAGATACTGGCCGTTTGTACAGCGAATGACGGCCACTTTCTTTCCCACGTCTTCCGGGAACCAGCCGGTGGGATTCAGCCTCACCAGCTCATTTTCTTCAAGCGGTGCTGGATCCTCGTCCAGTTTTACTGACAGGGGAGACAGCGAAAGAAGGTTACCGAGTTCCACTTTTGTATCTGTCAGCCCATCACGGGCACCTTTAAATAATTTCTGTAATGCTGCCTGCATAGGCTACCCCCTCCTTTCCATTTGCAAATCCATTGTGTATTGACCGCCCTTCCAGCTGCAACGCACGCTGGTGACGATCCAGTCTGTTATCGTCTTGTTGTCCTTCTCCATAATCTTCACCAGCCAGCCTGCGCGGAGCCGAGCTGCCTGATTGTCTTCGTGCTTGACGGTTATTGATCTGGTCTTGGGTATTTTCGACAGGTTCGCCAGCTGTTTTGAAGCGAGAGCATCCAGTCCCTTTTCTTCACCGGCATCGATCACCTTTTTCATTCGTCCGATCTGCTTGATCAGGTTGGCGTTTTCCTTCGTCACGCTGGCAGCTACTTTGTCATCTTTGTACCGTTCCGCTGTAACGACAGTGTACACTTCCTCGATCGACTCGCCCGTTGAGCTGCTTTCGAGCAAGCTTGCCGCGAACATTGGGACTACGCTGTTCCCGCCTTCTGGGAGAACGGTCAGCTTGTCTCGTTCATGTTGGACGAAATACCTCTTGCCCGTCTTGTCATAAGCCTGCTCTGTCAAAGTCGTGAATAAGGAAGCAAAGGATTGGGAAGCAAGCCGGTCCTTTACTTCAAAGCCAAAGGCCGGACAGCTGAAGTTGATTCCCGTTGCCCGGATAAGTCGCTCCAATTCCTTCCCGGCGTCGCCATTCAGTTTAATCCGTGATGTTTCGTTCTTTTGCAAGTACCAACTCAGCTCGTACGCCGTTGCCGATGTATCTCCACTCTTATCGTCACGCTCAAAACGGACGATTGGCCCGTGGAAAAACTGCTGCGACTCTTTGAGCAGATCACCGGAGAAGAGCATCAAAAAACCCGCCGACTCGATAGGCGGGGCACTCAGGACTTGGATATCACAGTTTTGGGCGATCTGTCCGCGAGAGGAGGACCAGGATAATTCCTTCGTCACAGGCGTTAGATCACTGCGAGTTGACTCCTTGCCATAAATGACTTTCATGGAACCACCTCACTACGTCCCGATAGCCCGGTTCAGACTGGCTAGTTTTCGGTCAATCCTGTCACGTTGGATTTGCTGCATCGCAGGATCAATCAAGGACTGGTTACCGGTTTTCTTTTTTGCCGATTTACCTGTCGTATTGGGTCGGGCCTTCTGCTGCTTGGCTATCACTTTTTCGGGGCTTAGAAGTTGAGTTTGATTGCTCCATGTTACAAATTCACCTTTAACGAACAAGGGGAACTCAATCGATCCATGGTAGTCTACATTCTTTCCTGAAAACCTGCCATCACACTGGCCGACTATGACATTCCAGGCAAGATTGAGCTCGTCTATAGTAATCAGTACCTCTGTCCCGGTCAGCCTATCCAGACCGTCCAGCCACACGCGCGGTCCTTGATATCCTTCCACCTCAATAAAGTCTGCTTCAAGGTTTCCGGGCAAAAAGAACTCGAAAGAGATTGATTTCGGGCGCCGCCCTGAAATCCGGTTATGTGTCAGTAGATCAATGGTTGTCGTACTTTCCGTATCGTTCCCATACCCGTTTAGCTGGATTTCCCCTGGGGTTACCGGGAACGTGAGTCTGTACTTGCCCTGTAAACGGATCATGTAGCGACACCTCCCCGGGTTTCCAGTGCATCTATAAGCGCTTTCTCAATGAGGTCCTTAATTTTCTGTCCGACAGACGGATCACTCAGCATCTTCAACATAGTCGGTATATCCTGAAGTACGCCTTGAGCGTGGAGTGGAATGGTCACTTGGGGTATGGTGACTGAAACGACTTTTGGTTTCTCCGTTACCTTCCCTCCAACCGGCGATACAGGCGGTATCGGCGGCCCCATGACAGGCGGGGTCGGCCTTAACTGATTCACTTCTTCTCTGGAAATTTTCATCATCCCTCGGGGATGCGGTGGAGTCTCCGGTGGTGTTGACGGTGCATCATTCCACCAAGACATCACTTTATCAAAGAGTGCTCCCCCGCCAAAAGCTCCGGCGATACCGCCCACAATTCCACCAATTGCTGTTCCGATTCCGGGGACAACTGAGCCAATGGCCGCTCCCGCTGCAGCACCTCCCCAACCACCAAGAGCTTCCGCTCCTACTTTGCCGGCAGCTTCGAGCTTGTCCTCAGCTGTCAGGATTTCACTGGCGCCAACAGCCATACCGATGATCGGCAATCTTTTTACAAGCCCACCCCCCAGAGACTTCACACCTTCCCAAGCACTTTTCAGGCCCGATGCTACAATGTCCCCTTTTGGTAGCGTCCCTCCCAATCCTTTGAGCGTATCCAGCCATCCCGTCTTTTTGGGAGGTTCCACGGTAGGTTTGGTTTTCCCAAACGCCATGTCCGCTGCTTCCTGGGGTGTGAGCCACGTGCGTTTTGGCGGTTCTTCCGGCTTGCCGCCCCAACTTAGCGGATTCCACCACCTGCGTTTACCGCCGCGCCCGCCTTTCCCAGACTTACCGCTCTTGTCTGGGCCTCCTGGGAGGTCAACGTCTGGCATGCCCCCTCCCAAGCGGTTTCTTATGCGGTCACCCATTCCTAGAAACAAACCCTTTGCGGCTTCTTTAGCTGCCCTTGCAAGTATCCACAGAGCCCCAGCTGCACCACCAATCATACCCACAAAAGCCAAAGATGCAGCTCCTGTAGGCATTCCGTCAAACCATTCCCTTAATTTCTTCAATCCTTCAGCCGTTGATTTAATGTAGGGAGCAAAGTCTTGCGCAAGAACCATTCCCAAACTTGTTAATTCATTCGATAGCAAAGTCTTTGCCTCGATGAATCCCCTTAATGGATCGTTTTCCACGTAAGTATTGTAGGACCGATCCAACGTGCCCCGATAGTTGAACTGACTTGCATCAGCCATTCCGATCCGGCCAGCAGCTTGTAGTAAAGGAGCAAATGCTTTGGCAATATCTTCACCGGGACCGGCGCCCAATTCATTCAACAACTCCTGCCTTACCTTTTGATCCTGTATTCCTCCAAACGTCTGCATCAATGCTGCCACGGCAAACTGATTCTCTGCAGCGCTGTCAGAATTAATAGCGACTGCAATCCTTTTGGATTCTTGTTCTGCCATTTTCTGAGCAGATTCCGAATTCATCCCCTGGGCCTCATACGCCGTTTTCAGTACATTTACCATATCGCCCTGATTGTTTAGCTTGATTGTTGCTTCCTTCAATGCGTCGAATCCCTTATCGATTGACCAAAGATCATTCATTTCTTTGGTGAGAGCAGCAAGCTTTTCCGGTGTATCAAGAAATTTGGTGACCTGGGTCGAGTATTCCACGATGGAGTCTAGTGCTTCGCCCCGAATGTCCGTTGTGGTGTTGGCAATCTCTGCAAGAGTGTCGCCGAATCTCCCAACATCGGTAATATCTTTCCACGCCTGCTGCATGGCGAACATCGTTCTTTGGTATTCCTCAACTCCGCCGAGGTTCGGGCGAATCGCGTTGAGTTGAAGTGCCTGCTTAGTGATCTCTGCGCCATTCTCGCTGTCAAAGCGTGTGGCTTGTGTCATCAAGTCTTTGATGTATGTGCGATCCACGTTCGGGTTGATCATTGACAGATCTTGAGCTTGTCTCTGGAACTGAAGCAACTCTTCGGGTGTATCCCCAAGCAACGCACGCCTCGCGTTAGCTTGTGTCTCCAGGGTTAGCTGATCGATGTATCCTGCACCTACGTATGCTGCCATTCCCCCGGCAATTCCACCTGCTGCAAAGTCCGTTCCACCACCTGCCCGCGCCGCTTCAATCTGCACCTTTGCCTTTGCACCGTCCAACGCTTTTACTTCCTGCCTGATCGCTGCGATCTCGCGACGGGCTTGATCATCTACGCTCACCTTCGGATGGGCGCGAGTAGAGTCCAAGATACCCAATTGACGTCTTAGGTCCTGAATTTCTCGTTGCATCTTATCCACTTCTCGATTAAAACCACGCGCGCTTTGCTCTGCAGCCTGCTTCATTTTACGCATTTCCTTGATCATCTCTTGGGTTGCATCATCCAGCCCAAGCATTTCTTTTGCTGCTTTTCGCGTAGTTTTCACAACATCTTCGATTTCAGGAGACAATCCGTTTTTTGCTTGCAAATACGCGGTGATTCCTACAACATTGCCCACTTAAATGCCTCCTTCCAATAAAAAAGACGCCTTTACTCGGCGCCCCAACTCATCAAGAATAGTCCTCCCCAAATTAGACCAATTGAAATTGCAAAAAATATCAGAAAGACTAAGCATCCACTTATAGTTTCAGCAAGCCATCCTTTGAATACCGATCCGTTTATCGGTTCCACACTCTTATTAGAAAAAACCTCTTTGATCCCTTGAAAAATTAGAACCAAAATGGTGATTATTCCTGCGAAAACAAATATCAATCCAAGAATACCACTCAACGTAACCCCTCCCGTCTACATTCTACCCCACCTCATTTTTCGAGTCAGTGCAAACAGTTCGGGAACAAACGACAGAATTCGACTTCTCCCCAGCCGTCACCCTCTCGGGAGAAGGGAGAAGGCCTTTCCTTCTCCGACAGGATTCTCCACCTTTCCTGTTGAATGGGACTATTGGAAGGAGGTGGTCCTACTTATGAAAGATATCGATTTTCAAGCCATTGAAGAGGCCATCATACAAAAACACATCAACTCACTCAAAAATCCAGAGAGTGAATTTGCTGTGTCAATGACAAAATTAGCAGCGAGACTGGCTACGTATGCCGTAATGGAGTATCACAAGCAGCTTCAAGAGAATCAGTCAGAGACTGAATAACCCTTTCCTTTATCTTCTCAGACAGGATTGGATCTTGCATCATCTTAATGGTTGTATTGATATCAGCCGTACGCTGATATGCTATCTCTTCCCGCACGATTTCTCGAATTCGTTGTTCAGTAAGGAACATTCGTTATCACCTCTCACGGAAATTTAATGATGGAGAAAGCTACTGCCTTGCCTTCTCCATCTCTTCTGCCTCTACTGCCTGGCATGCCATAATAAATAGCTTTTGCATATATAAATCAACTTCGTATTCTACGAGATCGACTGGTCTTCCACGTCCGTTGAGGAATGCCCGACAGAGGTGGCTTGCTTCTCCGTCGGTTCGGATGAGTTTTTTAGGTCTTCCACGACCTCTTGTTCAGACTTAATCTTGGCGTTTACCTCATTGACCTTTTCAAGCAGCGCCTGGTATCCGGCAGGGTTGTGCTCAAACAGTTTGACCGGCATATCGAACTTATCTTTGGCCTTGTATGCTCTGAGCAGTTCAACGTTGCCCCAGGGGAAATCGTGTTCTGTGGCTTTTACAATGCGGATGTCATTATACCGGAACAGATCAAACCGGCCTTGTGCATCCTCAGCCAGTTTGTACGCCTGGCGGTTTTCGGAGAAGGTCAGCTCCCTGACACTCCACTCCTCCCCGTCAATCGTGACTGTAGCCGTTCGGCGCTGTACCGGCTCATGTGCCTTCGCGAGATACTTCTCAAGCTTGCTCATGCAACATTCCCCTTTCTATTCTTCGTATTCCGGCAATCGATCGATAAAGTCAGGTTTCTTGTTACTGCGGCCCCGGATTTGGTATGTGGCGTTTTCCGTGCCACTGGCGTTTGCCTGCCAGAGATTCAATTCTTCTGGGTTGAGTACGATATCGGTGAATCGTACACGTTCGGCGTTGCCAGTTTCTTTGTCGAGGGATTCCCCGATCAACATAGGCAGAGTAGGCGTTTTGCCTTCTGTGAGTTGATCAACGCAGAAATATTTCAGTTCGGCGTTAACGGATGAGATTGTTAGGGAGATCTCCACATACCAGTCGTCGATCGTTTGCAGAGTCCCCTTTTGCAGCCGGTTCACGTCGGTGTATGTGACGCGGAGAATTGCGCTGCCTTCCAATGTACCCAGAATCGGGTCACCGTTGTCATCGTAGACTTGGCAGTTTTTCAGCTTGATGTCGCGTTGCATCTATCAGAGCACCTCCCATTCCACATCGAAGTATTCGATTGCATCCAGAGGTCTTGCAGAGAGTTTGAACCCGCGGCGGTCACCGGATCCATTTTTCTTGTCCTCAAAAGTCCAGCCAGCATCGATAGCGCCTTGCTCCTCCCGAACTTCCATGTACGCTTTGACAGCACCCACGAAGGTTGCGCCTCCAATGTCGTTGTTGTCCAGTTTCCCCTTGTACTTTTTGCCGACGGTCTGGATGTCGTTGTATATCTGATCCAGCGTCATGCTGACACGGATTTTCCCGTAGTCCTCACGCTCGCCGGGGCCGATGGTGGAAAGGGTGTTGACGGCACTTTCGATGATGTAGACATCCCCGTCGCGAGTGGCTATAAGGGTGCCGGTGCTGAGCGCTTGCAGGATCTCGGTGTGGCCCCAGTCTTTTGCAGCTTTTTTCATGGGCACCACGACGGCAGTCAGCGATTGGTCAGCAGGCGTCGCCGCGATCATGCCAGCGACCCATGCAGCCCACTGCAAGCTTCCGTAGTAGTTGGAGTTGTTGTGCGTACCTGCAATCGCGCAATTGACGATGTACCTGGCGTTCTGAGCGATTGAGCGTTCCGTGTGTTTGGTCATGTTTGTATCATCTGCTGCCGGTCCACCAATGACCAACGTGCTCATCTTCTTGTTGAGGTTGCGACGATCAGACATAAACTGCTTGGCTGCTGCTTGGACTGCCGGATCATCCGAGGGCAAATAGAGAGTGTCGAAGTCAGCCCCGGAGATTGCATTGAATAGCCTGGTAAAGTCAGCTGATGTTAATGGCTCCGTACCAGACACCCCATTGGCGAGATTCGTTTCCGCTACATCTGTGATAGCTGCAGTCCCTTCTTTTTTCACCCGGATGTAGACGGATTGCTCCGTTTTTGTTACCAGCTCATCAGCATCTGCAAAGGAGAACTTTTCCGTACTGACCGGTCCCTTTACCACCAGTTCTTTTTTTCCAGGCTCTGCAGTGGAGTCCGCGATCGAAACCTTTAACTCATTGCCGACCAGCCCAGGATAGCGCGCCGTGATCGTAATCGCTCCAGGCTGGCTGTAGCTGGCTGCCACCGCATTCCCGTTTGTCATCCGATAACCCAAAATGGTGGCGCCGCTCTCCGCTGCCAACTCAATTACATCGACCACGCCAAACGTCTCAGCGATCCGTTCCTCGTACCCGCTCATCCGGACGATCGCGTCCGCCTCGCCCCATTCCGCCTGATACGGCACGAGAACCACACCAGACTTCGGCAGCACGCGCTCCTGCGCTCGGGCGATCATCTCAATTGTTACACCTGGTCTTTCGCGTTGAATCGTCATTTACTGCCACCTCCCCGAAAATCTTTGAGCCTGCTTTTTACGACAGACTCAGCAACAATATCGTTTTCCTTGACATCGAAAAGGGCACCGGCAATCTCAAAGCGTTCTGCTTTCAGACTCGCGGCGCCCTCATTGATCCACTCCCGTTTTGTTCGCTTCACATCAACAGGAGTCTTTTCCGGCCTTTCTTTGCTAGTTGCCACGCATTTACACCTCCTCTATATCGAACACATTGATTTTCTCAACCTGCGGACGCGGGATGGCCATTGTATACTCGAACCGGAAGGTGATTTCCGTTCTGTCCTTTTTGTCTGACCTGACGCGAAATGTTGAATTGTCGATATCGATGAACAATCCATCCGTTTTTCCGCGATAGCTGTACCTCTCCCGCCGCAATAATTGCCGAAGTGGCTCCGTCGAGATTGGCTCGTACACCTCTTGCCCGCCGACCATCTTTTTCGGGTGATGCAACACGATCCCAGCGTCGGAGATCACTTTGTACGACGTCAGAGTGTTGCCTCGCTCTGTAACTTCTTGGGTCTGCACGAACGCTACTGGCGGCTGAAACTTACCCGCAAGCCACACATCCAAGCTGTCTAGGATGGCGAGATCCGGATACGCCTCGTTTATCAGATCGATGATGCACGATAGTTCACGGTCCATTTATCTCACCATCCTTTCCAGCTCTTTGTCCAGCATTTCTTCGATGATACGGTTCATACCACCCTGAAAATTTTTCAGAGCGATGTCGAAATACTTACGACCAATGAATGTGCGTGGACGAACGGTAAATCCACCTTCGGCATCCGGGTCATAGTGAAATTTCAGTTCCTGTCTCTGGGAATAACTCAACCCTTTGGTATCGTCGATACGCCTGCCGTTTAATGTGAAGAATCCCGGAACAAAATAGCTCCGAGAAATGGTGTAGCCATCATTGACATACTCAGCATAGGTGAGGTTCGACCCAACCTCTAACGTAATCGCGTTCCTATCTGCATCGAATTCCCACACATTTCCCGGTTCCCCTTGGCTGAATGAGTTTAATAGGGTTCCTGTGTCAAGCACACCGTTACCCCGCTCTTTCCCATCACTCTGTCGTAAAATTTCGTCTGTAATAGCATTGAGCAGCTCTTCACCAAGTCGATAAACGATCTGTTGAAGAACCTCCGGAACACGCTTATCCAGCTTCCTCAACTTCTGCTCAAACTGGCGAAAGTCCACTACTCCGCCCCCCGTTTCTCCTGAATGGCGACTACGGACAGGAAACGCCGCCCAGGGGTTACGTCAACGACCACAAACTCCCCCCGACCGGGAATCTCCAGAACGTCATCCTTTCGTACATCCTCGCCCAAACGGAAGCCGAGGGACGCCTTGTACTCCCACGTCACCGGATCGGCACTCGCAGGGCGTTGCCAGGACGATTCTACGGCCCGTATGCACCCCATTATTGTCTGAGAGGGTAATTCCACTGGAACTACCCTGTTGCGCTCATCCAGCGCCGTTCCCGTTCGTTTCACGACGATCTGATCGTTCATCCGATGGATCATAGCAGCATCGCCCGAATGTTTCCGCTGCCGCTGGCCTCCGTCGTGAAGGCCATCCACTGGCGCAGCAGAGAATCAACCAGCGCGCTGCCGGTCGTGATCGTCGCCCGCTCAATCGACCAGGAGTAGCCCTGATCGGACTCGGAGGTGATACCGCGGGCTTCTGCGCCCAGCGTTTCGTCGTTGTCCGTCAGGGCCATGGCCTCTACCAACCGGAAATGAGCCACCTCCAGGCGACTGTCATCGTCTACGAACGGCCTGGCTGTGAACAGTTCAATGCGAATTTTGGCCTCGTCGATGAGATAAGAAAGCCGCTCAGGTGTCATGTCCTGAACGGCCCTCGTGCTACTCTGCTGCTTTACTTTCTCCGGTGTCAGCATTGACTCCACCCTCTTCTGGTTTGCCCTCGCCTTTCTTACGGTTAACCGGCTTTACTTCCTCCAACAGTTCAAAGTCCTTGCGTTCTTTCAATTTCGCGAGAACCTTGGTGTCGTCCACTCGGACTAGCTTGTCCTTCTCAAAACGATAGCCGTAAGCCTGCAGAGAGGCGTTTGCTCCAACAAATTTAACGAGCATTAAAACTCCACCCCCTCGACGTAGGCTACTGCTGCTGGCTCCTCGAAGATTGGGTCAAAGTCAGAGTGGATCGCGTAGAATCGCTTGTCAGCGTAGATGGCTTCCTTCCCCTCTGTGGTCTTGCGAATTTGCATGTCATAGGTGTGAACCATGACAAAATTCGGCTGATAGGTGAACAAGATCGCACCTTCAGGCATGTGTGCCACTTCCTCCACGTCGTAGGCGTTGATTTTCTTGACGCCGCCAGTGATTTGCAACTGTACCGCAGCCGAGTTGTCCAGTTCCGCCAGCTTTTGCAGTCGTTTGGAATAGGTGTTCGGGTGCATGAAGTATTTGAACGTCCCGCCCGTACGCTGACGTGTCGGAATGGCGCGTTCAAGTTCAAACAGAATGCCCTTTTTCTCAACTTCAGAAATGGTTGCCCAGTCGATGTAGTTACCTGTGGTTTTCGCCAACTTCAACCAGCCGTCATTGATCTTCAGAAAATCGTAATCCGGGTCTGTGTTCAGCGTTGCAGTATCCCCGTTAAAGCCAAGGTCCTGCATATTGTCGCCGTAGTTCAGTGTCATGTGGCGGAGAATGACTTCTTCCGCATTCTGTCCGCGAACACGCTGTGTTTGTCGGATAAACTCCTCGGTGATCTCGAATGGCAGCACAACTGGGGTTACCGAGTAAGGCACCTGCGGGAAATCTGGCTTTTTGGTGTTAGTCGCCATGACATCCTCAACCTTTGAACGGAGATTCCGTCCAGTTACCCCGATCTTATCGATAGTGCCTTGCGCTGACGTCCGTGTCTCATGCCGAATGCCTTTCAGGAAGGAGGTCGAATCGTACGCCATATCCATGAACTTCTCAACCTGCTTGTAGTTGAGTGCCGATGTATCACTAGCCGTTGTTGTGGCTGCTTTAGAAATAATCTGTCCGTTTGTATTCATGCTCTTCAGTCCTCCTTACAACAGTCCAGCGAAGGAACTGCCGTCATCTTTTTTAATCGGGTCGTCGCCTGGTGTCTGTTGGCTGGCACTGCGGGCATTTTTAATCAACTGAACTTCCTGGCCCAGCGTTTCCACTTGTTTAGAAAGTGGCTCCAGCGTTTTTGCGATAGCATCGGTAAGCGCGGCGGTTATCGGATCGGTTTGTTGACTACTAGCCTCTCCGCCGTCCTCGGCCTTTTTCAACTCCGCTACTTCCAATTGCAAGTCGGTCAATTGCTTTGTAATGGGCGACATGGCCGCTGCTACTGCTTTTTGGATGTCTTCTGCTTTCACGTCATCTTCCTCCTTAGGTTTTGCTTTTTCACGCAATGCTGAGAGTGCAGCGATAGCCTCGTCAACTGCTTGCAGGTTGGCAGATGATAGTACCTTTCCTGCTTTCCTTACAGCCTCCAAGCGCTCTGGGAAGTCATCTGCCTTTACTATTTCACTGTCAGTCGGCCACTGAGCTGCCAGGGAAACAGCCACTGTCTTGTACTCGTCAATGGTCTTCCCGATAGCCTCAGCTTTGTCTGTGATCTCAGGGTCGTCCAGAATTTCTCGCATGGTGTCAGTAAACGCCCATTGCGAGTCGTACCACTTGTCGCGAACATCCCTTGCAGCTATGCGGCTTTTAAAAGACTGGACAGCCTTGGTGATTGGCGTTGGTTTCGTACTCGGCAACAGGTCCTGCAACGCCTTTTTGATGGCATGCAAAAGCCCCTTCTCAACCGTTTCATCGTCGGCATCCGAAGAGGCTTTACTGATTTTTTCGCGTTTGCCGACGCCCCACATGGAGAATCCGGTAATCTCGCCTTTTTCAATTTGCGCCCAGGTGTCGGCGTCCGTTACCTTCACGCCAGCCACCCATGAGCCCTTCTTGATCTCCTGATCGCCGAGCGTCATGTCCACCGGAGCGATATACGACTCGACCACATACCCTTTGTCAGCGTCCAGATCGTGCTGCTTGTCGATGTTGTGCGTGTTTTGGCGCTCCATAAAGCCGTGCGCGGCCTTTTCAATTTCCTCGGCGGTCATGCTATCATCATGAGCGTCAAATTCGTCTGGCTCGTACACGACCCCGTACACGATCTGCTTGGCTTTGTCCGCTTTGGCGATGCGGATATCCTTTTGCAGCGCCTCCTTGCCCTCTTCTTTGATGATGGCAAAGGGCTTTCCATTTGCTCCCTTGTCGACAAGCGAGATATGCGTGATCTTTGCGTCTTTCAATGCGTATTTTGGCACCTTTCTTCACCTCCTTTCCGCTTAAAATACTGCCTGCATCGTACAACGGCAGTGCACAATCTGCTTGGCGCTGCCAGATGGATCGCCTGGATGCATCAGCTTTTCACCTCCTACTCTGAAAGGCTTTTCAATGTCGACTGTTTGGCCGTTGGCCTCGCGGTGATCCTTCCGCGTCCGCTTGTTGTTTGCGGCGCGCCACCGCTTCTTTTTCACGAGGCCAGACTGCTTCCAGCCCTCCAGCTTACCGCCGTTTGCCGCCGCAGTAGAAATCGTCCGCGATACCCTCACGGCGCGAGTCATCGAGAACGGCCCTTCCTCGCCGTTGGCTGCCTGCTTGCTTACCTCTTTGACGAGTACAGCGCGCTCTGCTGGCGTTTCTCCAGACTCAATCGCCCGCTTGAAAGAACGCATCATATGATCGGCCGACGTGCTGTTCATGGCGGGGACTAGCTTCTTGAGCTTCTTGGTAAACTTGGCGGCCGCCTTATTCTCTTGCTCCCATTTTGCCTCTGGATTGATCCCGATAGCTTCTGATTCTCCAGCCAAGCGGAACATCGGCATAAATGCATCTTGAACAGCTTGTTCAAACTTCTCTTGAAAGAAGTCGCCTGCCTGGACAGCAAGGATCACTTTCCACAGCTCATCTGCATCGGCGGCCAGTTCGTCACTCAACTCCTGAATGGCTTCGTCAAGCGCTTTTCCTTGCAGCTCCAGGGTGTCAGCGATTGCTTCCTCTCCCTCTTTGTACAACTTCTCCAGTAACGCACGCTCGGCATGAGTCAGGTCAAGGCTATCAAGAAAATCATCATCGTCCGCTTTGGCGATCAGATACAGGCACTGGTCACACATACTGGCGATCCCTCGTTTCTCGGAGCAGTCGCTTGGCAACCGTAGCCAGCTTTTCTTCCGGGTCCGCGTCATGTTCCGGCACCCCGAACGGATCAGCGGCAGGGGTAAGCTGAGCGATTGGAGTATCAAGATAGCCGTCCGAGTAACGACTTTCGTCGATGACGGTACCCAAAACTTCTTCCGCGATTGGAATGAGGTCGCGCACGAACAAAAGCCCTCTGTCGGCCAGATAGTCCAGCATGGCCTTTCGCTCGTCCGGGTCACTGATTTTCGGGCTGCGAAGGATCGCCTTTACCCGGTACACCCCAATCGACGGCAGCAAGCGCTTGTTAAAAATCTCGTCCATAAGCCACTTTCGGTATGGCTGGAAGACTTGTTCCTCCGCGATTCGGCGGGCGTTGTCGCTGGTCGCGCGGTTGTAGTCGTCCGACTCGCCCGTGAGGATTGGAGGGACACGGAATGCGGAACGAGTTTCTTTTCGCTTCTCTCGGTTGTACTCAAGAAAAAGAGCATCTTGCTGGAGAAGGTCGTTCAATTTGTCCAGCTTGATGCTCGTTTTCTCCTTCTCATCACCTGTGAGCCCCTTGTCGTAGCCCTGTACTTCGAGGTACAAGATGCCACCCTGCGACTTCTTCCCCTTTGCCCCTTTCAGGGCCTCGATTGACTGCGGAGCCAACTCACCATTCATGACAGTCAGAATCATCGCCAGCATGCGCCCGTTGTCAAAGTAGTCGAGGTTCAGTTCCTCGGCCTTTCTCGACCCGACAACTCCCGGCGAGTTACCTGACCAGCGCGGTTCGCCGTAGGTTCCGTTTCCCAGTTGGAGGTGGATGACTTCGTTTCCCTCTCCAGGTGCTCCAAACTCCCGGAACCACGTAATGCTGGTCCCTCTCTTCTGCGCGTATCTTCGCACCCATTTGGATTGCGTGAACTCTTCAACCTTTCCCTGCACCAACCGCAGATACTTCATCTCAACCTTTTCGAGTGGAGCTGTACAGCGCATATACTCCGGCGGAATCCGGTATATGGCAGGCAAGCCACCGCCGCGTGCCACCTCGATATACGCATTACCGCAATGCTCAAGGTCTTCGACCAGCTGGCTCAACAGTTGTTCGACCGATTCCTCCAGGTTGGCGGTCTGCATAAAACGGTCGGCAACATCCCATTCAGCCTTTGCTGTATCGTCGCTTTGTCCCGGTAAATACTCCAGAGCATAACCATACCCAGTGACATTTGTCTTGTATGCTTCGACACATTGCGGGATGATATTGCTTTGCTTAACCACCTGCACACACGCCAACGGGTCAAGACTCGGACGTATCAGCTTGTACTCGTCATAGTCCTGCTCGAACTGGTCGGTGATTATCTGTTGGCTTTCGCCGCCAATTTCCGCCTTGCCAATCGGGTACCATCCTGTAGCGTTTGACATCAGATCCATCCTCCTTTCCCTTCGCGACGTCTTTCTTCGCGTCTCTGAGCAGCCAGAAGCATGAGCCAATCGTTATACAGCGCATACCGTTTCGCGTCCTGAGTATGATTGTCTTGGTCGACAGGTTCTTCAAGCACCACGCCGTTTTGCTCCTTGTACTTGTAGTTGCCCGTTTCTTTCATCGTTTCCACCAGCGACTTGGAAACATAAAGGTTCGGGCGTCCGGTAGACTCTTTCACCTTGTACAAGCTAGAGACACGACGGATGCCGGGGCCGATTGCGTTTTCCGCTGGTTTCACAGGAAGCTTGTAACGCCTGTAGGTTGAAATATTTTCTGGCTCGGAAGGGTCAGCCCATATGACATCCATCGGGTACTTTTTATGCAACTCCAAGTACCGCTTTACCAAGCAGTCTTCCAGTTGCCCGCGATCATCCACTACCAAGACATTGGTTTGACGAAGATAACTTTCCTCGATCAAGTAGTAGTCTTCATTCGTGCATCCGATGACCAAAAGCACTGCAGGATCGTTCCAGCCATGGTCCATCCCGCCGATATAGCGCTTAAACATCACTTCGCGTTTTTCGCCAGTCGGGTAGGTCACGAGAAATAGCCGCTTTTCGAGATCAAGCGGCTGCACATCGACACAGTGTATTCCCCTATCAAATTCTTCGTAAACCTGACCGTGAAAGACGTTGAACTTAGCGTAAATTTCGCGTTTCACGTATCGTTCTGGATACGTTTCGATCATCCTTTGGATGTTCTTTTGCAGTTCCGGGATAGGGTTATCCTTGGATGTCCAGTAAAAGTTCCGCCAGTCAGGATCATTCTGGTAACGATCATCGTCCAGACCAGCGTCGATAAACTGCCCCCGCAACACGATTTCTTCTGCAAACCAGTTGATGCCCTCAGGCGTGGTCGTCCAAACGCTCCAGCCACCTTTGTCAGCGAGTGCATAGGAGAGATAACCACTCCATGTCTGCTCCTTCATCTTTGACGCCTCGTCAAGCCAGACGCCATCCAGACCTTTACCAACAAGTGTCTTCGGGTTGTCCGCCGACTTGAACTGGATAAGCACCCAGCCTTTCAGCCAGATACGGTTTTTGGATGCGTCCCAGCTTTCGATCATTTCCTCCGGGATGACCGCCGCCAGCTCTTCTTGCTGAATCTCCGACATGGCATAGGTAGGCGACACGCACCAGTATTCCAATCGCGGCTTGGGCTTTTTCATGACCTTTAGATTGCGCGGTGGCTTATACGGTAGTCCTTTGCCTCGCTCCAAGTCGGCCAGAATGTTATCGAAGAATTTGCGCGCACCTACATTGGTTTTACCGCCGCGACGACCGCAGTTCATGACAATGTTTCTCGCATCGCACTGCATGACTTCTACTTGTTTGGCGTGTGGCTTCCATCCTTCAAACGGGTCAACGCGGATCGTCTTCATTGCGACCACCGCCGCACAACGACTTCTGTCGGACGCTCGTCATCGCCGGACTGGAGCTTCCCTACCTCCAGCTTCAGCTTCTCGACCCGCAGGCGTTGTTCCTCGGTCATAAAGCCGAGGTATTTTTCGAGCTTCTCCAGCGCCTTCATTTTGTCGTGCAGTTTGACGCTCACACCGTCTTTGCCCTGCTTGACTTCGCTGATGATTGTGCCGTCGATACTCTCGCTGTCCTTGAAGTCTACATAGTTCACCACTTTGGTTACCGGATTTCCTGCATCATCTGTCATCGGCCCGAACATGGTCATGACCGGGACTTCTTTTTGTCCGAACTCCAGCAGATCAGTAATATCAGCGAAGGCGATCTTCATGTACTCCGCGATGATACGCTGCACACTCATGCCAAGCTCATCGGCCATCGCTTCCTTCTGGCGCTTGATTTCAGCCTGAATCTGAGGTTTTCTCAAGTTCTCCCACCCGATGGCGTATGCTGTCTTCTTACTGTAGCCGACAGCCATAGCAGCGCGGGTAGCGTTAAAGTCCCGGAGATACTCCAAAACAAAAAGCCTCTGCTTTTCAGTCAGAGACCCGTCATCGTTATCTATTTCTGGCGGAGGTTCACATCGTTCCGCTTCTCGTTTGGAACGTTCCGTAACTTTCGGAACGTTTGGAGCGTTCCGTTCCGATTGATTGGAACGTTCCGTTGGTTTTGGGGAAGTATCGCGACTTTTTGGCGGAGGATTGGGCACTTCCTTCAAGAACACTTTTCGCGGAGCGCTATCCTCGAAAGGACCAACGACGCCGTTCCGCTCCATCTGCTCAATCAGCCTTGCTGCGCGTGTGTACCCAATACGCATGCGGCGCTGCAACAGACTGACTGTAGCCATTTGTGCTTCCACAACGATGCCTACTGCCTGATCGTACAACTCGTCGACTTCCGGCTCATCCTCAACAGCCAGAGCTTCTTGCGGATTATCTACCGACAATGACCATTTGTCCTTGTTCTTCCAGCCTCGGACAGTGCCTTCGGATATGCCCAGTTGATCCGCAATATCCTTCAGCTTCATTTCGCCGTTGGAACGCTGCCATATCTCGAATGCTTTATCGCGGTTGGGGTCTCTTGCTCGTGCCATCTACATCATCACCACCACCCATTGTGCTGTAATAAAAACGAGCATCCTAGTCGGACGCCCTGTCCTTCTCGATTTTTCACAACTTGCCTCGCTGCCTATGCAACTCTAAAACACGTTGATGATATGCTGGATCATCTTCTTCTGCGTCATATGTAACGTACCGATCAACATATTCCCTAATCAAACTATCGTCAAAGACATCCGTCCAGCTTACCAAGAATACCTTCTGCTTCGACAGATGAAATACATCTTGAATTATTTCTTTTGCCTTCTTATCTTTGCAAGCTGAATCAATTGGATATACGACAACATAATCAAGGTTTCTAGGTGTATTTCGTTGAGATGTGGGATTCAGGGAGTCAAAATACAACTTATGTTTTCCTAAAGGGTAAGCAACGCCCGTTTTAAACTGTGTGCCGTTTGTCCCAAAAACGGCCCCCAAATTCTTCATCGCATTTGTCCTGAACAAAATTGTGGAAGGCGTCTCCAAGTCTTTGAGACATCCGAGAACGAGCGAGTGTTTTTTAAACTGATGCGTTCCATTCACATACAAACATTTGTCCTCTGATACAAGGAAATCAACAATAATTTTCATCGCGGTTTCTTTTGTATTCATTTACTCCCCCCCTAAAGAATATTTCAGCATCACTTGCTGCAACTCCTGCGATAAGTGAAATGAAAATCCCGCCCCGTTTCCGAGGCGGTAATGGAGGGGTTCGCGAAAGAAAAAGCCCTTTCACTTATAGGTGGCTTTCGTGTGACAAAAATCGTGCTTTTCAACTCAGCCACAGAGAAAACAGGTAGATTCCCCCTAACATGACGGCGGCGCTCAAAATCCCCCGCATCCACTTTGGCGCTAGCGTGTTTACCAACGCCAGGGCAACAGCAAGCCCTACTACAAACACCCCCAGCTTGATCGCACCACTCGTTATCCACGGTGCATCTACAGTCAAGTCTAATGCCATATGTATCGCCTCCACCCCTTATATCGACAAAAACAGCTTATCCCACAAGGAATAAGCTGTTCATCAGTCGCTCAGATATTTTCGCCTGCGCACGCTTGATGTGCGTTGCCACGCTGCTTTTGCTGATTCCTAACAAATCGGCAATAGCTTCATACGAGAAGCACTCTCCGTGAGCCAATACATAGCACTCCCTTTCCCGTTCGCTCAGTACGCACAGCGCGTCTTCGATTTGCTGCATTTCCCACTCCGTCAAATTTGCTGGACTGCCGGCCGTGCTGCGGGCGACGTACGCCTGCATCTTGATGGGGTCCATGAGCTTCTCTCTTTGATATGCAGCTCGACGCTCAATCCCTCGTTTGTTTCCCGGGCGGCGTCCGCTCTCCAACCACTCGATGATCCACTCCACTTCTCCGCGCATTTCTCCAATCAATTGGCGTTCGGCTATGGCCGCCGCATTTCCCGCCTCAGATGCCGCTCTACGCACCTCGTAGGCGGCGTTTAATCCTTTCCAAGTCTCTTTATACCCCTTCAACAAATCGTGCATGAGAACCCCTCCCCAATGCGTCTATTTGCGTGCTTTGTTTTTATCTTTTAAAAACTGCCTTGACCCGGTATCGCCCATCAACCTGCGAAGCTGCTCGATCGTCAGAACCTCGGCTGGCTTGTCCGGTGGCGGCTTGCGTTGGCGCTCCGTTGCGCGCTCCAGATGCTCATCGAAGCTGATCGGCTTGTTCTCTTTCCGCTTTTTGAACTGTAGGATGTCGCGAATCTTCGCCATGGCTCGTTCCTCCTTTGGTGAGCAAAATAAAAAGGGCGCCAGAATACACCCGTATTGGGTGAAGATTCTGACGCCCTCCGCTTTTCGGTCAGGCCATTTATTTTGCTTTTCTGTATCGTTTTCGTTTGGTCTCTTCGGTATCGAGTAGCTTATCATCTTGGGTAATGATCGTGAACCTGTGATGTGCTTCCAATTTGCAACTCTCCACGACATTACCATCCTCGATGATGACGACTCTGACGCCTTTTTCTAAGGGATATTTTACCACAGTTTCTGTTTTTTCAATAGCGCTCATCTTTCGTTCCCCCTTGTCTTTAGCCGTGATATAATGTGATTAGCGAACACACATTTGCTCCCGGCAGGGGGCTATTTTTTATTCTTCGAAAAGGCTAATAACTTCATCGATCCTGGCATTCGGGAATGGACCATAGATTTTTTCTCCAATGACAACTACAAATTGCTCCTCTGTTTTTACAATTCCCCCGACGCTTTGGATCATTGCCACGTCCATTTCGTTCACTCCTGAAATATTTTGTTAAGCTGTCTCAGGTTTTTCCGTTTCCTCCAGCTGCTTCGCTGCATCATACAAAGGTTGGACTACCTTTCGTAACTCTTCATAATCCCTCTTTGTGATTCGTTTCGACATCAAGCCGAAGGCCCATCCAGTCAAATTGTTGCGTGTGCTGATGATAACTTCCTTCATTTGTTGATCGTCCATTCTAATCACCTCATTGCTTATTTAAAAATCAACCGGTCTACTTCACACACCTGATACCTGGCTCCGAGTTTTTTACTCTTCTGCATCGTTACAAGAGCTCTTTCAGCTTGTCCTCTGTTTGAATAAATCTTGTCGTGATAGGCGTAGATAACTGGGCCATCAAGGACTGCCAGAATATACATACAGATCACTCCTCATCACACTTTCTTTTGCTGCACATGCCCACATTTCACACAGAACAGCCTCTCGTCTCCGTCGATCCACCACATATGGCGACATATGAACCACCATTTGGCCCTTCTCATTGCCTGTATTCCTCTGCTGTCAGCGTTCTTACGTGGATTGCACCGACCTGAATTGCCATAATCCTGAAATAAAGACTCTTATCTGGAAATGGAATGCGGAATTTTGCCCCAGGCTCAAAGTTGTGATGTTCCATCTCGCCGATTTCCTGGCGCGTGTCATAATCGATGATTTTCATGCTTCACCTCATCACAATTTCTCTTTTGTTAAGGACGAATCCCTAACTCTTTCAGTATGTCTTGCGCGCGTTTTCCTCTGTCAGCCATTACTTTGGGTGAGCACCCGATATGGGGAATGCTGTAGTTATTCTCATCTGCGTACCAATTCAACGCTGCCTCTGCCGCCATCGCCCGTTTGATCCAGTACGGGAGCGCTTCGCGAGCTTCTGTAATGAATCTGGCGTCATCCCTCATCTGTAAATCGCCGCGCATCCGAAACGCCTTAAACAGTGGAACGCCGTTCTCTTTGGTTACTTGATCATGATCATTGCGCCACGGTCCCGGCGTAGCAGCCTCGCACATTGCCAAGTCCTTTTCTGCGTCACGTTGCATTACTCGCCCACCTCCAGAAGATCGCGATTTTCGTAAATGTTGCCGATTACCGTGATGTACGGTATCTCACGATGCAACAACAGACTTCCGCAACACAGTTCCATTCGCTCGTTATAACCAACTTCGTACACTCCGTTGATTTTCATTGATCCTTCAAAGGGATGGTCTCGGAGATCGACAATATCCCCCTCATAAATCTCCTTGCCGTTCTTGTCGCGGAGGCCGGTGAATTGCATCAGATCATATGTGCCTGTGCCATCCGCTAAACTGCCGCATCCATTTTGCATGTTGTAATAGACTGCGTTGTTATCCATATCAAAAGCGATGCTGTCGTGGATATCGGTGCCGCATACCCGCATTTTTTTCAAATCCTTGTCCCATATCCGAAACTTGATTTCACGTCCTTGCATCCCGTTCCCCTCCCCATTTAAAAATCAAATTCCATTTGTCCTTCTTCTTCCCGTACCCAACCAGCTTGTACCCATGACATGAATATGCGCTTTTTCAACTCTTCCGGAACGGCATTTCCTGACTGCGAATATACCCAATATGTTGATGCGGATACCATTTCAACTTCCGGGTCGATATGCACTATAGGCATTCTGTTCCCCTCCCGTTTAAGGCGCCAGATCGCTCATAACCTGGGCGCAGTCTTCGCATATTCCTTGCTCGTCATCCAGCAGCAACAACTCTTTGTCTTCTTTGCAGTTGATGCAGGTACCATAATTCCAATTCCAGAGTCCTTGTTTGCCTTTCACTGGAACCGGCTCAATTCTCTTTATATTGATCAGTTCCCAAGCGTACCGACCCGGTGTGTAATCGCCGAAAGCGTACTCTTTATCGTCCAGATAATAATCGTCTTCTGCACCGTGTAAAACTGGCATGCCTTTGTTCGTAAGCCAGTCCGAAACCTTCCTGCAATCCACCAACTCCGCGATGGCAAGCACGCACCCCGACGGAAAATCATCCTCTTTGCGAAATCCATGTTCCCAAAGCGTTGAGGATAGTTTAGGCAAGCGATGATCATAAAGCAGTTGCTTCGATGCATGTATCGCAATTGGACCGCGGTAGTTTGTTTTCCATCCTCGCGTTTCAAACTTTTTCTCACCGAGGGCGATCAATGTCGCCCACGGCTGGTGTATTGTGATTGCTTTCATGCCGTCGCCTCCTCCCTGAACCTTTCAACCTGGGCAACATACTTATCGAAATTTCTCTCGATCCGTTCCTTCGCAATTTCAATCGCTTTTTTATAACGATCATGTTCTACAATCCGCCGGCCTGTAGCAACATCAGATACGCACCACCAACCCTCATAATGGGCAATGAAAAACTCGTATCCACGATATTGGAAAGCAGGCTCCGCAATTATGGATCGCCACTCTGTTGCACCGCCACCAAGGTTGACATGAATTTTGTACACGCGAGGGTTTCTGAGCTTCCTGATTGGCTTCTCTTTTTCTTTTCTAGGCTTGCGATTTACACGTCGCTTCTTGGGCTTTTCTTTGTGGTTCAGCTCAAAATACTTGTGGTATTTCTCCATATCGATGCCTGTCCATTCCTGAATCTCCTGGAGGCACTTGTCAAAGAACTTTTTATGCTCGTCAGCAAGACTCATGCTGTTCCAGTTATCAATCTGGTCGTACCACCACGGCCGCCATTCCGTAATGTATTTCCTGTCGATATAGTCGCTAATTGTATTACTGACGCATCGGAAGTGAACCGGCTTCAACTTCGTAAAATCACCGCTGTTAATCTGGCGAGCAACGATCTTCAGAATCTTGTTTCGTTGGCGCTTTTTCATCCAATTCACCCTTTCAACCATCTAATAAATGTTGAGCCGAGGCACACCCGCACTCTATAGTCTTGGTCCCTATAAAGGATTTCTGAGTCCCGTTCATCCTGATTCATGCCAATGACTATCCTCGTCTGACCTTTCGGATTGCTGTATTTTTTCCAACATTCGATGTCTTTATGGGTCATGTTGCACCTCCACTGGGTACACACGTAATGTTGTGTTATGCCTGATTTCCGTACCAATCCTCAAGCATTTCAATGGTCACGCCTTTATCAATTAGCGTTTGAATCGCCGCCTTTACTTCTTCGTCCTTCAAAATATCGCTGTTCACTTTACTTCACCCTCCCCATTTATCAAATCGTGTGTTGTGTTAAATCCCTGTAATGCCGAGTTGTTTTAACGCATCCGCTGCGCAATCCCTTGCTCCCTCGTCTGTACTTTCTTGGTAAATCGTAAGAAGGGCTGCCATCAACTTATCGACTTGCTTTTTTTGCACAACTGCCTCTGCCTGCCACGTTTTTGATGTTTCTTTTGCATTCCGCAGCTCGTCGGTCATTCGTTCTAACTCACAACCAATGCACTGCGAATAGATTGTGACCGGGTGTTCTGCGTGTTTTTTGCACACCTTTCCCATCGTGTTTGCCCTCCAGATTTATCAAAATTACCGAAGTGTAAAGTTAACCTCCCGCCCTGTCTGGCGATCCCTGTCTCTGGAAACACTGATAGGCAGGAGGCGATTGCTTTGTTTGACAAAGATTATTATGTTCGGCGAATCCAACTCGCTCAGGCAGACATCGAAGCCATTAAGTCGTCAAACTTGCACAATGAGCACCTGTTTATCGAATTGTTGAACAGTAAGATTGCAAATTGGAAAAATCATCTTGAAGAACTGGCTTCCCAATGATCTGCTGCTCGGTCATATGATCCCCACCGCATCACATTCGCCTTCGCATTCTTCGTCGCTGAGTTTGTCCAAGACCCGTTCAGGATATCCGTTTTTCCGAAGCAATTGACGATACTCTGAATTATCTGATGTGACTGAAAGGCATGTGTGCATCCAAGCAGGGAAATACTGCTTCGCCTCCTCCAGCGCCTGTTCTGATGATTCTGCCGACAAGGTAATGACCTGCTCGACGGTTCCCGATTGACCTTTGATCTTATAAATAGTCATTTTCCCGCCCTCCCTAATCTTTGGTTTGTGAGTTTCCTTGCCTGCTCCTTTACCATACGCGGCTGCTGTTTCAGCAAGCTTGCTCCACAACGAGCTATCTGCCTAATCCATTCGGCGTTTATTTTCACTTCTTCGTCAGACATTTCACCGATTCGATAAAGCTTTTCTACTACCTCGCCACGTTTCAAGCCGTGCTCCCTCCCTAACTATCGTGTTAAATTGCCTTTCTTCCGACCTTAAACACCATCATTGTATTGTGATGTAATGGCACTTTGAGAATATCGTCGTAAAATTCGCCTTTTCCTGTGATGTGACCGAACGGAACCTTACATTTCCCCCTGCCAAACTCTCGCCAAGCAGATTCAGCAGAGTATTCCCCGTAAGCATCTATCCACCAATTTTGCTCCCTTTTGGGTAATTCAGAGAATGTGTAGTAAAGTGAATCGGTATTTTCTATATCGCAAATTCGTTTCCATGCTGGATGCTTTTTGCACCATTCAAGCGCCTGTTGTGAGGCTTGTTCGACTGTATAAGTCTCTTGCACCAAACATTCCTCCTCATTTTTCATTTGATCTATTGTTCACACTCCATGGGATGTTTTTGCTTCGTTTCGTATAGCCACTCACATAGCAGTCATAGCACCGTCTTCCCCGTAGTGCCTTAAACCTTCCGCAAGCGTTGCAATGAGCCAGCTTGAAGGAAAATTTCATGGTTTCCCTCCTTCCTAGACACAGTAACTAATGTGATAAGCCTTTCTCCTGATCCCTAAAACTCCTGACCGCCGCGAGTATTTCTTCACGGTAATTCCTAGCGCCTTTACCAACAACGTTGCCGTTTGGCCCCCATTTTGGTGATCCGTACACGGTTACTTCGATTCCGTTGCCAGTTACAAGCCATCCAATTGGGATGCTTTTTACTTCCAATTTGTTATTCATATGTTTCTCCTCTTATCTCCGAACACACATAAAGATATATACCTTATTTGTTGTAGAGTTGGTCAATCCATTCCTCAAAGCCTTTAATTGACGGTCTTTTCTTGTTTTCGACACACCATCCAATGTAATCTTTGAAGCCCTCACCAACCTCTGCCAGCCAATCGGCACCATAACCGCCACTATAGGCATCTTGTTCATATCTTTCTAATTTTTCTAGTAGTTGTTTGCTCATATTTTCACTCCCTACACATTTTGATAAATTGCTTACCCCAGCAGCGCGTCGATGGTCATCTGGCCGTCATCGAAGTTCATGAGCAGCAATTCCTCTGCGATATTATTGCTACCGTTCACTACCTGCCTCGCTGACTTGAATGTGTCACGCCTCCAGTTCGGGTAAAGCTCGTCCAAAAGTGGGTGATCGTAGTAGGAAATGATCGCCTTACCCTGGATGTTGTTCAGGATTTCAGCAAGATCACGATGCATCCGTTCCGGTTCCTCTCTGTCCGCTTCTGTCAGCGCGTAATACTTTTCCCGACCGATGTACGGGGGGTCGACGTAGAACAGTGTTGTGGGCGAATCATAAACCCTGACGATATCCCGGAAGTCGCGGTTGTCGATCATGACTGTTTTCATCCGTTCGGCAAAAGCTTCGATTGCCTGGCATGCTGATTGATACGTCCGGGCCGTGTTATGTTCTCTGCTGTGTCTCCAACCTGTATCCGTGCAGAACGCAGAGTCGGAATTTCCCTTCGCGATGCCCGAACGGTTGACGTAGAAGAATCTTACTGCTCGTTCAAAGTCATCTGCTGGCGGTTCCTCTCGCTTCCACTTTTCATAGAGCATGCGGCTGTAGGGTAATGACTCACACACTTCCTGTAGCCGCTTTGGCTCACTTCTGGCCACAAGCAAGAAGTTGACCAACTCGCCATCTATGTCGTTGTAAACCTCGTTGGTGATCGGTGGTTTTTGAGCAATCACATGCGCCGCTCCGCCGAAAAGCTCAACATAGCAACTATGTGTCGGCATCCTCGTTATGATGTGCGGAGCCACCTTACCCTTTCCCCCGAACCAAATCAACGGCGATCTTGCCAAAGTGTTCCCCTCCTTATCTCCCTGAGCATTTTGTTAAGCCGGGCGGTCTGGACCGCCCGTTTACTTTGCAGGAAATACTGCGACTATCGAACACAGTTTCTTGTTATGAACTTTTGGCGATCCGATCTTCCCGTTATTCCACAAGGTTAGGTCTGTCGTCTCTACCCAAATTCGTTTGCCTTTCTCATCAAGCATCAGAACATACCATTTTTCCATATCTCATTACCTCCAACCGTCTCGTTTTGCGAGTCATTTATTGTCTTAATAATACAATGTCTCGTTTTGCGAGTCAATATCCTTTTGACACTTTTTCCGAGACAGTTTATACTTCCTATAAAAGGGGGGTTGGCCAATGAGATTATGTTCGAATCTGAAAACACTTGCTGAAACAAAAGGAGTTTCCATTCGTGCGATCGCGCGCGATATAGATTATCGTCTGGAATCCGTCCGCCTCTTGTACAACGACGAGATGGAGCGATATCCGCGCGATTTGCTCACAAAGCTTTGCACTTATTTCCAATGCAGCATTAGTGATATTTTGATTTTTGAAGATAATTCAGTAGATCAGGTTTCAGCCGAGGCAGGTCAGTAATGGCCTGCTATTTTACATAATTGAGATTGTGAAACTATAAGCTGAATCCATCCACGGCCTCGTCGATCAAATCCTGCGTGATTCCTATATAGCGCAGCGTGATCGCCGGGTGGCTGTGATTGAATATCATCTGCAGCGTCGCTATGTCCCTTGTCCGCTGATAGAAGTGGTACCCAAACGTCTTCCGCAGAGTGTGTGTGCCAACTTCGCTCAGCCCGATCTTACGGGCAGTTCCGTTCAGAATCTGGTAGGCCCGAACCCTCGTTATCGGCTGAGGCCTCTTTGACGACGCGAACAAGAACTCCTCATCGTCCATTCCCTGGGTGTAGCTTCTGATTGCTTCTTGTAACTGCTGGTTTAACTTGAATCGTTTTCGCTTTCCAGTCTTCTTTTCTGTAATCAACAGGTGTGACTTGTTACGCACATCCTCAACCTTCAAAGGCAGAATATCCGAAATCCGTAGCCCTGTGTTGATGCCGAACATCAGCAAAAATCCGTTCCTTGCCGATTGCTTTTTCAATAGTGCTTTCAGCTCTTCCAGTTTTGCTTTATCTCTGATTGGCTCAACAAAGTTCATACTGATCCCTCTTTTCTTGTCTCATCGGCCTGTGCTAAGCTTCCTGCAGGAGTGTGATCACATGGAAAAGTCTTTTTACTTTCCGGTACCTTGGGGAGACGTAACTTTTTTGAAAGAAGCTTTGAATACAATGGAGCTGCCTTTCTCTATAGAGCAGCCTTCCGATCGCTTGGAGTTAGCCGCTGGTGAAGTGGGGATTGTCTTCCCAGACCTCCATGTTCGTCAATACAATGCTGTCCGTGAGCTGTTTGGAGAGCATGGAAAACGGTATCCAGGGTGAACTACCTCCGTCCATTCCAAGACGGCCGGCCGCCGCCCACTTTGTAATTG